GGTCGATCTGACTACTCAGGGGTCGAACCTCTGTTTGACGCTCTCGACGAAGCGTACACAAGCTGGATGAGAGACCTTCGTCTTGGTAAGGCAAGAATGATTATCCCGAACTCCTACCTTCAGAACCAGGGTAGAGGCAAGGGGGCTACGTTCGACGCCGACCAGGAATATTTCCAGGCATTTGAGATGCTTGGTGATTCTGCCGAGATGAAGGAAGTTCAATTCAAAATTCGTGTCGACGAACACGAACGTACCTGTAATTCCCTAGTACGTCAGATAATACGAGGGGCTGGGTTCAGTGCTGCTTCCTTCGTAGAAGACAGTAGCGTAGCTCTCACAGCCACCGAGGTGGTAGCCAGAGAGAAGAGAACCCTTACCACTCGGGACAAGAAGATCAGATATTGGAAGGACCAACTGTCATACATCTTGGGAGTTCTTCTAGAAGTAGACACCAAGATATTTGGTAGCGGAATTGTCCCTGAGAACCCAAAGGTAGAGTTCTCTACCGTCGTCAGGGAGCAGCCACTTGTCCTAGCCAACACATTAAAGATTCTCTCTGATGCTGGTGCGGTCAGCACTTACCAGAAGATAAAGATGTTGCATCCTACCTGGACGCAAGAAGAGGTAGACGAAGAGGTTCAGAGACTTGTCGGGAGTCTGACAAGCGGAAACTAGACGTTTCCTAGTTCCCCAGGAGGGATATAGCCATGCCAGACGAAGTCAAGCCAGTTACTGAAGTAGAGACTAATCCAGACAACAAGACCGAAAATGTCCCCGAGTTTAGTCTTGATGACTACAAGAATGAAAGAGAAAAGCTTCGTAGAGAGAATGCTAGTTGGCGCCGTAAACTTCGGGAGACAGAAGAGGAACGGGACAAGCAAGCTGACCGTGCGTCCCAGTTTGACAACGTTCTCTCAGAGCTTGGTGTCGAAGACAATGCTACCTTTGACCCTAAGAGCTTCGCCGACGAACACAAGTCTCTTCGTGACAAGTATACGAAGGAACGGCTGAACTTCGCTGTGTGGAAAGCTGCTACCGAGCACGGCGGGAACAGAGACCTTCTGCTAGACTCCTCTAAGTTCCAGGCCAAGGCCAAGGAGCTAGACGCCTTCTCTGACGACTTCACTGACCGGGTGTCTTCGTTGGTGTCAGAGACTATGGAAGCAAACCCAGCGTACAAAACAAATGGCTCGAAGCCAGTGACAGCACCAAAACTAGGCACCGAGATTCCAGGTGGATCTTCGGAGGGCAGGTTCATGTCCGATGCCGAGATGAAGCGTCTCTATGCTTCTGGTGATACGGCGGCTATTGCCAAGGCATTATCTGACGGTCGTCTCAAGCTCAGTTAGAACCTGCATGAAAGTAATCCATCGAGTATTACACCTGGAAGGAAAAGAAAATGGCAGTGACTACGTTCAAGCCTGAAGTCTGGGCCTCTGTTCTTCTGGAAGCCGAGAAAAATGCACATGTCTTCGTCGGTGTCTGCAACAAGGACTTCGAGCCGATGGTCGAAGGTGCTGAGTCAGTTCGTATCAACACCATCGGTCGTCCCACCGTCAACTCCTACACCGGCACCATCACCTACGAAGCTGTGGACACGGCGTCGCAGGTTCTTCAGCTCAATCAGAAGAAATATATTGCATTCAAGGTCGACGACGTGGACCGTGCCCAGGCGGCCGGTAACTTCTGGACCGCAAACCTGAACGAGGGGGCCTACGCTCTTTCCGACGCCAAGGACCAGCTTGTTGCAGGTCTTTACACCGACGTCGCTACCGCCAACAAAGTGAACTCGGGATCGGCAGTCGGTATTACTTCTGGCGACCTTGCCTACACTGGACTAAAGAACCTCATGGTGGAACTGGACGAGGCAAGTGCCCCTCGCCACGACCGTTGGGTTGTCGTTCCACCGTGGTACCACGGGCTTCTGTTGGACAACAACAAGTTTGTCGACGCTTCGGCATCTGGCAGCACCGACCCGCTTAAGAACGGGTTCGTCGGTCGGGCTCTCGGATTCGACGTCTTTGTTTCCAACAACGTGGTTCTCGTTACTGGTGACGACTACGCTGTCCTGGCTGGCAGCAAGTCCGCTATTACGTTTGCCGACCAGCTTCAGGTCATGGAAGCTGCCAAGGCAGAGACGTTCTTCGGTGACTACGTCCGCTCGCTCCACATCTACGGGGCCAAGGTCGTCAAGCCGTCGAGCCTGGCGTACCAGCTCTCCTCGGTCACCTGATTCTTCCAGTACCTAAGAAGAAAGCAGGTAGGACATGGCTATTACTGGGTCCACTTCTCTTGTGGACGACAGTCCGGCCGTTGCCCTGACTACAGCCGCTGGGATTCGTCGTACTCTTGTTGTTCGTAATCCGGCTGCTGCCCAGACTATTTATCTGGGTGGGTCCGGTGTTACGTCTGCTCTTGGTTTTCCACTAGCAGGTGGTGAAACAGTTACCTTGTCGCTCGGTGAAAACGATCGAGTATGGGGAATCTGCGCCACTGGTGAGAGTACGACTGTCCGGCTGTTAGAGGCCGCCGGAATTGTTTTAACGATCGACTGACAACTTTCAGGAATTGGAGAGTGAAATGACTGCCGTTAGTTTGCCGTACGAATCCAGCTCGTTCAACACGTCGATCGCTAACCCTACTGGTACCGCTCTTTCACTGGGTGACACCGACGGGTACACGATCGCTGACGCAGTGCCGGAGGAGACCTTCCTCTGCATTCGTAATACTGCCAACACTGTCACGGGAACTATTATTGTCGCTGCTGGTGACAATCCTCCCGCTTCTACCGCTGGTCTTGGTGCTGTCACCGTTACTACGGTGGGTACCACGAATGCTCTCACTACTGGTACCAAGTGGGCTGGTCCTTTCGAGTCAGCACGTGTTCTACAGAACGATGGTTCCATGACCATCACGATTTCTGGTGCTGCCTTTACTGGCTCTATCCAGGTCTTCAGGGTCAAGCCGGCTGTTTAACCAAATGGTTCCGTCACCCCCGGTTCTGGTCAGGAACTAGGCCGGGGGCACATGGAGGAAAACATGTCTCAGGAAGACACGATCCTAGTAAGAGGCCCAGGCGGCATTTTCGAGATGAGTCTTCCACTTCCGGAAACTATTGCCGAACGTCTGGCAAACGGTGAGTTGGAAGAGATAGAAAAAGAAATAGATGACGAACCAAAACCAGTCAGGCCGTCTCCAAACTCGATACCACGTAAGAAGTTAGTCAGGTCAAATACTATTCAGCGACGTAAGTAACGGTATAAGGAGGAGACATGGCCTACGCGACAGTTGCCGAGCTGACCACGTATATGGTCACTCTCCCGGTTACTTCAGCAGAAGCAGGAAGACTTCTGGCCCGTGCTTCTGAACTTATCGACGAACTACTTATCGGTGCTTGGTACCCTGTCGACACCAGTGGACTTCCTACCGTGCTGGCAGACGTCAATACGATACGAGACGCCACGTGTGCTCAAGCATCCTATTTTATAGACAACGGAGACGACCAAGGAACACAGAGTCAGTACGACAATATACGAATTGGTGACGTCTCCCTAGCTAGAGGTTCAGGGAGTAACGCACTAATATCAAGAGCCGCACCTCATGCTATAACGATTCTAAGGAACGGTAAGTTACTCCCGATCACTCCGATGATTGTGGGGTGACATAGTGGCCTCTCTTCCTGGATTTTTTCTTAGGCATACAGTGTTAATCTACGCAAAAGCTGGTTCAGGTGCCTTCGGTCCTGTTTACTCAGATATGGTCACAACACAGGCCCATATAATTCTCGGTAAACCAATCAGAGATCAGGGCGGTAGCAATTCGTCTCAGTCTGCGGAAGAAATAGCGGCTGACGTCGTTATCTACATAAAGCCAGATGTTACCTGTCCGGTGGGGTCAAAAATCTCTTACGGGTCGTTAAATTATAAAGTAGTAAAGGCTACCACCCATAGCGCTCCTGGGTTTCCTACACCTGACCACATCAAACTTTTGTTAGCACCGTACGGAGAGGAGAGTTAAATGGCCACCAATATTGCTAGTGTCACGGATGTTGTAACTGGTGCGATCCCGACTCCTACAGCAGCAGCTTCTACTATGGAGTTTGCCTGGACTGAAGACGCTGTTCTAGAAGTCAAGAACGCTCAAGGGATTACTGGTTGTATTGTTACTATTACAACCAATGCTGACGTAGATGGTAATGCAGTAGCAGATCCTACAGTTACTGTTGCGGCAGGGACGTCCAAGCGGATAGGTCCATTCAAGTCCAGTATTTATCGCAATGTTTCTACTGGATTAGTAAACGTAGCCCTAGACCAAACTACGTCAATTACTACTGGAATTACTCGTACTCCAAAGAACTCCTAGTGGAGCGAATATGACTACTAGATGGAGGGTGGATTTCTGGCGTGGTGCGGAAGCAATGGACCGGGCCAGAGAAGGTTCTGCTTCCGGTATCGAAGACGGTATCGAACATATAGCCAGAGTAGCCAACGAACATACTCCAATAGACACCGGAAGACTTCGTGCCAGTCAGAAAACTTCTATAGACGGTCTAGATGCAAAAATAGAGTATATGGCTGACTATGCGATCTATGTTCATGAAGTGGGTCCGAACTCAGGTGGTCGTCACGGTACGGGCTACACGCACGCACCACCTACCGGATTTAAGTTTCTGGAAAACGCCACTAATTCAGAGCAGAGGATCACACTAGCAATGCTTGCCAAGGAACTGAGACAAAAATTCTGAGAGGAGAAATCAATGAGTCTCCTCATCGGAATAGCTCAGTACCTTTCCGATAATATTCAAGCCGCTGGATTTGAACAGAGTCAATCAAGCTCATACCCATCTGCCGGTACTTTGTTTGGTATATATATACTAGCACTTCCAGAATCACCAGACACTGGAATATCATTGACTTTATATCCAGGCCCTGACTCTACCCCTAAGCTTGGGCACGACACTCCGAACCTTCAGGCAAGAGTTCGGGGTACGAGGGAACCAAGAACGGCTATGGGTATGGCTCAGGGTGTTTACAACCAACTTCATGGTCTGACCGAGACACTGTTGTCGGAAGGTACTTATGTAACCACCTGCGTCGGTCTTAATTCTGGTCCTGTCTACATAGGCAGAGACGCGAACGGACGCCATGAGTTCACGGTCAATTTTCGGTTACAGGTCCGTAATGCGACAGTACATCGCGAGACACCTGTATAGGAGGAAGAATATGGTCAGCTCGGCAGGTGGCAAAAAAGGTTTTGTCTATCCAGATCGGCAAGATACGTACCGCGCTCTCCGTCGTGAAGGTTCTAGTAAAGAAAAAGCAGCACGAATTTCCAATGAAGGTCACACTACTGCTGGCCGTAAATCTATGGCAAAGAAAGCTTCCGTGACTAGAAAATTAAAATGAAGATAATAGCTCTGCCCTTTGCTGGAAGCAGGGGCTTGTTTCCGTAAGTGAACTTAGCCCAATAGGAGGGCAGAAAAATGGCAAGCGTTTCTGCGTACGACTGGATCTTTGAGGTTGAATCGGCTACCCCGGATACCTGGC